AACTGTTAGAACAAGTCTACAGTAACAGATCGAGTAGAACTAGACAATGATCCGATTTGAGAGTTTGAATTGTAGGTGCGATAGCCACCAGCATCAATATCCCATACGGTCTCAAACCCAGGTCGCAAGCTTCGCTCTTTCAAAGAGCCTGGAAAAGTTCCAGAAGGAGCCTCTGATGGACGAATGAAATTCATTGTACGAGTTTGTCCATTAGACTTCTTAAATGTTCCAGTGTATACTGTTGTATTGATTGTGTTACTCATAATACCTCCTTATGGTTAAATTGAGTATAGTTAATATAACATAGTTTTGATACCTTGTCAAGTATTTTTTTAAATTTTTTTTCTAGCCAACATGACCGGTTGCAATTAGCCATGCAACGAATTGCTGTGGTGTCATTCCATGAGCATCGGCTTGTTCATTGATCCATTCATTGTCCATAAATCCTCCATTGATAATATATTGTAACATAGTTTTAATACCTTGTCAAGTATTTTTTTAAATTTTTTCATGAAGCCAATACCAAAACCAGGTAAAAGCAAATATAAAAATTACAGTTCCGAGAACTAATTCCATGATGTCCTTCCTTTTTCTTTATACTAATATTATAACATATTGAAAAGCGGTTGTCAAGTTATTTTATAAACTTTTTTTATAAAGTTAGAATAACTGTGGGAGATTGGTTTGAAGATAGCTGTCTAATTTCATACCATGAATCGTCAACTATATTTTTGTCTGAAATATAAAATTGGAGATCTCCGGAAAACAAACGCGTACCACAAATTGGGACAATTGATTTTATATATAGCCTGTCTTTGTTACCATCATGTATCAATTTTGTGTCTCCTTTGTGACCGTTTTCTTTTAGGGCTTTTTTTGCTGCCTCTCTATGTTTAATCGATACACTGCTTGAGCCATTGCCAATAATTCTGTATTTCGCAAACCTTACTCTCCAAGAAGCAGTGTGTAGGTCAACTAGTTTGTCTTTGACGCCGTTCGTAAAGACAATAAATTTAACTTTTTTCATTTTGTAATGCTCAATAAAGTGCTGTCTGAGTAGAATGTCAATCCCATCAATTTCAATGCCTTCAGTTGAAACTTTTGAATACTTTTCAAAATTTTTATTCATGTGGTCTATAATTTTGGCAGATGCTTTTGTTTTTACCACGCCAGTGTGAATAAATTTTTTATTTTTAAAATCAGGGATTGCTGTAAACTGTGCCGATTGGCTTGAGTGAGCATTTTTGACTTCTAAATAAAA